CGCCTATTGGCGGGCGGGGAGTTCGCGCAGCGCTGGACGAGTTCGTCAAGAGGTTCGCTGGATCGTGACGACAAAAGCCTGTCCGCGAAAGCGGAAATGGACTGATCCGCCAGCCTTTCCGACGATCTCGACGCCACTCTGCGTCACGAGCTGGCCATGGATGAGATCGGCCCACGCGGCGAGCCCTTCGTCCACTGGCGGTGGCGGCGGCGGCTGAGTCGGTTCTTGTTCGTCAGCCATTCGGATCTCCATCGGTAAAGCCGAGAACGCCGAAGTCAGGAAGGACGACGATCCAGACCTCTTTCCATCCAATCCGATCGTCGGCGCCGTGGTAGCGCTTGACCGTCACGCTAGCGAGGCGCTCGGCAAGGCCGCGATTGAACGGCCATGTCTTCGCGAGATGGGCGATGAGTGCTTCGCGCGTCGACGGCAGCTCGACCATCGTCTCCATGCTCTCGGCGAGACCGCCGCGATGCTCGCGATAGAGCATCAGCGGCCGAGCGAAGGTTTCTTCGCCGCGCCGCCGATCGCCAGCGGCTTCGCGTGTCGCTGCGCGCGCGACATCTTGCCGCGCTTCACGCCGAGCTTGGTGGGCTGATTCGTGCCCTCCTTTAGCTCACCCGCCTTTTGCAGTGTGCTCGTCGCCACGGCCCACGGGTTCACTCCGGGGCTCGATTTCTTAATGGCTTTGACCGCCTTTTCGAGGATCGCGGGCATCGCTTATGACCTCAGTTTCGGGTCGATGTGCACCTTCGTGTCTGGCCCGATGGTGTGAGCCATCATCTTCTGCATATCGGCTTCCGTCGTGCCCGAAAAGATCAGGACATCGATCGGCAGCTCCATCTCCTTGCCGTCGATCTTGATGAATGTGTCGCCCGGTTCGGCGCGAAACTTATCCAAGTTGCCGAAGCTCAGCCCGATCAACAGCAGCTTGCGGTCGCCCAGCGTCGCGGTGGCTTTGATCAATGCCGCGCCCTCTTCATGATGCCATCGCCGATCTTCTTGGCGAGCATCAGGTCGATCAGATCGCGCGAATTGAGACAGGTGACCCGGTGCCACGCCTTGCGCTGGTCGGGCGAAGCGGCATCGAAGACCTCGCCAGCGATAGCTGTCATCGCCTCCTCGACCTTGCCGGTCTTCTGGTCGAACACGACCGGGCGGCAGCCAGGGCAGCCCTCGGGGTTGTGATCATCGGCGCGAAAGTCGCTCATAATTGCGCCTCTTCGTCGGCAAGTTTTTTGAAATGCGCGGCGATTGCCTCCATCATGGCGATCTCGCGCTCCTCCTTCGGACCGATGCCCCGTTTGGCGAACACGTTCTTGCGCATCGCCGCTTCACGCGCAGCGCACTTTTCCAGCTCACGATTCGTGAACTTCAATTGACGCCGCCCATCTGCCGGCGGACGTATTCCTGCGCAAAGCGCTCGCACAGCGCGGCGAAGAAGGCGCGCGGCGTGAAGAACTTCAAAAAGTCGCCAGTCGCGATCTCTTCTTCGGAACAGCAGATGATGTGCACCGGGCCGTCGCGCACGATCTCGCCAATGCCGTTGGTGAAGAACAAGCCTTCGGCCGTGTGCGAAACGCCGAGCTGGACGCCGTGCAGCTCGCCGATCTTAGCGGCGACCTCGTCGAGGATCGGCCGCACCTCAAACGAGCTGCGGACCTTACTCTGCTGGCGTAGCTGGTGCTCGCTCATGAGAGCCAATACTCCCCACCGTCTTCGATCTGGCCGGCCCATTGTTTGACCAACGCTGGATCGAAATTGTTGAGGTCGACCCAGCCTGCGCTCAGCGGGCGCGGCCACGCATGGTTCTTCAGATCGATCCTCTTCTCCATGTCGAGGATCGTATCGAGCCACTGCATCGGGATGTAGAGCGGCGTGTGACGCACGCTGATCGGCATGAGCGGCGCGACGCGAATCACCGCCGGCGCCGCGACGAGAGCTGCAAGCCCAGTGAAGAATCCGCGTCGTCCGATCTCGATCATGAGTCGCCCTTATCCTCCTTGAGCATCGCCACCTTCAGCTCAAGATCGGCGATGATCGCGTCCTTCGTCATCTCGCCGTCCTCGATCGTCGACTCGATCAGCTCGTCCAGCTCGTCCAGAAATACGCTCATGGCTCCGACCTCGCCCTCGAAATTTCAGCGTACTTGGCGATCATACCAGCCCGCCACGCCCGCACGGCGAACTCGGCAAGAAACGTCCCATCCGTGAGTTCTTTCGGCGTCGCGGCGATAATTTCTTCCCCGTCATTCGTGACCGGCTCGCCGTCCGCGTCGATGAAGATCAGGTGATCGCCAGATTCCTCGACTTCGATGTCCATCCCGATAACCCGGCTGACCGTCTTCAAAAGCCGGTTCAATCGTTCAACAATTTCACCAGTTTCGCTCACTTGGTTTCCTCCAAAAGGACGGGCGGCCCCATCGCGACATCCGGGGGGCGGGTTTCGCTCGCGAACCGCCCGAGCGGGACAGGAGGCCCGCTAATTTGCACGATACGCATAAAAACAAAACTTGCAAATGTCTCGCAATCACCCTATATAAGGGACGGGCGACCTACCGCCCGAAGGAGTCGAAATGAACAGAATCGTTGAAAACATCCGGGTCTATGACCGCCGGACGAAAGGGTACGTCTCGATCGACGTCGATGTCGAGGTCGACGTCCGCGCCCTCGCAGAGCAACTCGCGGTGAAGGCTTACAGCAACAAATCACGCAAAACCTCGCTCGCCTTCGGCAAGGTTCGGATCAGCGTGAGAGGCCCGAGCAAGGCCTAAACGAAAGGGCCGTCGCGTCTGCGGATTCGCGGCGGCCCCCGTCGTCAACAGGAGAAAGGCGACTCGGAACGTCGCCAACAGAGAGTTTACCATGAAAAAAGCAGTCGGATACTACCGGACCTCGTCCGCGACCAACGTCGGCGCGGACAAAGACAGCTTGGCCCGCCAGGAGGCCGCCGTCCGCCGCTACGCGGCGCACAACGACATCGAGATCGTCGAGGAATTTTACGATGCTGCCGTCTCCGGCGCCGATCCGCTCGACCAACGCGAGGGATTCCGCCGATTGCTCCAGCGCGTCACCTCGAACGGCGTGCGAATGATCCTTCTCGAAACCGCGAACAGGTTCGCTCGCGATTTGCTGATCCAAGAAACGGGTTGGCGGATGCTTCAACAACTCGGCGTCGAGCTGGTCGCCGTCGACAGCCCGAACGCCTTCCTCGACGACACGCCGACGGCGACGCTGATTCGGCAAATTTTGGGCGCCGTCGCGCAATTCGACAAGGCGCTGACGGTCGCCAAGCTGCGCGGCGCGCGCGACCGCAAGAAGGCCCAATTCGGCAAGTGCGAAGGTCGGCTGAGCTGGGCTCAGATGAACCCGGAAATGGTCAAGATCGCTAGCGATCTGCGCAAGACCGGCAAAAGCCTAAACGCGGTTCGCATGGCGCTGGAGAAGCAGGGTTTCGTCAGCTCGTCCGGCCGCCCGTTCACGCGATCAGTCGTGAGCCGGATGGTCGACGTCAAATGAAAGGGGGCGGCCGAAGCCGCCCCCACCTCGCCTTGCCGAGCCACGCGCCGCCGTGCCGGGACGTGCGTCGCCTCGCCACGCCAAGCCCTGCCGCGCAGGGCCGAGCATCGCCCCGCCGCGCTACGCCAAGCCGAGCCCTGCCTCGCCCGACCTCGCCGCGCCGCGCCGCGCTTTGCCTTGCGCCGCCACGCTAAGCCCCGCCTAACCGTGCCCCGCCCGGATAAGCCTCGCCTTGTCTTGCCCCGCCACGCGCTGCCGTGCCTCGCCGAGCCAAGCCGAGCACCGCCCAGCCCGCGCCGAGCCGAGCCGTCCCGCGTCCAATCAACAAACAATCCTCGCCTCGCAGAGCCGTGCGTCGCCTCGCGTCGCCTTGCCCCGCCTTGCCCGACCACGCCACGCCGTGCCAAGCCGCGCCTAGCATGGCCGGGGCCTGCCGAGCCCAAACCACGCCGCGCCTCGCAAAGCGTAGCCTTGCCCAGCCCTACCGGGCCGTGCCACGCAAGGCCCCGCACGGCCTCGCCGCGCCGAGCCCTGCCCTGCTGTGCCGAGCACCGCCATGCCGTGCCGCGCCCTGCATCGCGCCGCCTCGCCAAGCCTAGCCGAGCCTCGCCTAATCAATAAAATATCCCTCGCCTCGCAAAGCCGCGCCGCGCATTGCCACGCCGTGCCTCGCCATGCCATGCCAAGCCCCGCTCCGCATGGCCCCGCCTTGCACAGCCGCGCCGCGCCGGACCTTGCCTCGCCCAGCTCGGCCTAGCCCAGCCGTCCCGCGTCCAATCAATAAAATATCCTCACCTTGCCGCGCAGTGCGCCGCCCAGCCGAGCCAAGCAGTGCTAAGCCCAGCCGCGCTCCGCCAAGCCGAGCCCTGCCTAGCGACGCCCAGCCCTGCCCGACCGCGCGCTGCCGCGCCCCGCCGAGCCACGCCATGCCCTGCCGTGCATCGCTAAGCTGCTACGTCGATCGCCTGTTCCACGACCGCCCAATGATCAACGCGATAGCGCCCATACGGACCCTTCCGCGCCGGCCGAAAATCGCCGAGCCCCACCCGCTTCCCGGCGTCGTCGACAATCGACCGGAAGATCCCAGGTCCGAGAATGCTCGTGTCGAGCTGGACCGTAAATTCCAAGCGCCAATCATCGAACATCGGCCGGTGCGCGAGGATTCGCCCCTTGGTTGCCGGAATAACGACCGGCCTCGTGTCGACTTTCCACGCCTGTTTGTGGATCAAGGGGATTTCGGCGCCCTCGATATCGACACAAGCGAACATCATTGATTCTTCTTTGGTCGTGATTTGTTTTTTTCCGACTTTGTGAAACTTGCCGCCATCGACAAGGCTTCTCAGAAGGTTGGGTTGCGGGATTATCAGCTCGCCGTCGAGCCCCCGGTAGAGCTTGCTGTCGCAAATATCGAGAGGTGTTCTGCGTTCGGCGCCCGCAGAACTGCCGCGTACTCCGCCGGACGCTATGATCGCCGCTTCATCGCTGAATCGATTGCAAATTAGCGGCGTCACGCCGGTTATATGAACCAATATTTCCACTTTTCGACTCTCCTTGCCTTACAGCGCCTTGCGACGCCCCAGCCATGCCGTGCAGGGCCATGCCACGCCCCGCCTTGCCATCCCTGGCCAAACCCTCGCCTTGCAGCAACTGCAATTTGCATGAACTGCAAGATTGGGTCAAGCTGGAGCTATGATCACCGTCATTGACGTCTTCCGCCGCCTCAAAGCTCAAGCCCGTCAAAGAAGAGACCTGGGCCGTCGGCGCCGCCGTCCGCGACCGATATCAGGAGATCTACGGCTCACTGCCCGTCAAGGACAACCGGCCAAAGACCAACGGCGCTGGCACCCATTGCTTCGCGCTCTATCCGGAGACGTTCGAGCCGATCATCGAGCAAGTGATTGGCCGGATGAAGATCGCCCGCGACGCGCAAGGCGACTTGTTCGATAGCTAACTGGTGCCCAAGGAAGGAATCGAACCTCCGACGCCATGGCCTTCGACCATGCGCTCTACCAAACTGAGCTACCTGGGCGATCTCTTGGAATAAGCACATCGAGCGCGGCCTCGAAAACCTCGTCAGCCTCCTCGGGGCTGGCGCACTCGGCGACGATCCGATCGGCGATAATCTTCAGCAGCCAGGACGTCGGCCATTCCGGCTCAATGAGGAAACGGGTCATGTCCATTGCGCAATCGCCTCGGCCAGCTGCCAGAGCGCCGTCCAAACGAGCGCATTAACCAGAAGCACAATCGCGATCCTCATTGCGGCTCCCTCGGCACCGGCAGCCGCGCCGCCCACCGGGCCGTCAGCGCCGCCCCTTCGACGATGGTCTTGCACTGTTCGAGCACTTCCTGCGCCTCGGAAGGCCGCTCCTCGATCATGTACCGCGTCGCGCGGCCAAGAAGCGCGTTCGCCTCCTTCATCCGCTCGCCGATCTGACTGACCGCACTGTTGTAGTTCGCGTCGCGTCTCATCGGGGCTTCCCCGCAACTTCGATCACCGGGATCTCGGTCCACTCGACGTCGCCCTCGCGCCGGATCTCGACCCGGAAAGCCTCCCGCGCGATCGCTTCGATCGCCCCTGGCCGAGCATCGCGGTTCAGCTCGGCCCAGCTGTAATTGACCACCCGGATGTCGACGATCGGCCGCGCCTCCTCGATTGCCATCCCAGCAAGGACTCGGTCGACGTGTTTCTTAGTCATAGGGCTCCAGCTGGTCGATGAAGGCGAGCAGGCGCTCCTCGCCCAGGCACAACCATGCCGGATCATTCATAGCATGAAATGCAAATGCCGCCTTCGCTCGATCGAGATCGCCCGCCTCCCGCAGCAAGACCGGCCACAGGACGTCCATGTCGACCATCCGCTGCCGGCGGCGCCACCACATCACGACCAGCGCCCAGATTCCCACCTAAACCCCCCTTTTAACCGCAGCCGTTTTATGCATGTCACTTTTTTCTCCCACGATGGAGGTGGACAAATTTGCTAAACCGACCTCGCTTTTCGCGTCGGTTTAGCAAATACTCCCCCAGCAGGGTGGCGATAGCGTCCTCAAGACGTGTCCACCGTTCCAAGCGAGATGAAGATTCGGTCCGCCCACGCGCCTGTCGGATGGACTGAAGGGGCCGGCTCCGGCGCTGGAGCCGGCCCCGCCCCGTCGACGATGTCGACGATGTCGATGATCTTCAAACGCCCTTCAAACGCCCTTCAAACGCCGAAAGGGGTAGGAACAAACCGTGAGTCACGGTCATAAACGAGGATCAGATCGGGTACAGGGGCATCGGCGGCAGCGGCGACGCCATCAGCTCCGCATATTCCTCCATCTGAACCTCGGTGCTCTTCTTCAGCAAGCCCCGATCACGCAGCCACTTCAGCGCTTGGCAGATGGAATCGGGGATGTCGTCATGTTTGCCCTTCGGAAACGAGGCGCACTGCGACATCGCCAGCTCGGCCCAGTCGCGCGGCCAAACCGCCCCGTTCGTCTGCGTCTGACCTGGGCACCAGATGACCCCCTTGCGCACGCTCCCGTCAGCCTGCTCTTCACCCCAAAGGTGAGAGAGCGCGTTCGCCCGCGAAACCTTGTCCATGTTCCCAGGATCGATCCGCTGCACCGCGAACTCCTCGTCCCGCGTCAGCCGCTGGACCTCCTGCGCGACCGAGATCCCCGACCCCTTCAGCTCGATTAAGAGCCGATCGACCTTCAATTTTCTGCAGCTCTTGATCAGCTCCTCGACCAGCTCGTTCAACGGCAGCCGCCGCTGCCAGCAGGCCATCAGCATCGCCTGCTGAACCCCTTTATGGTTCGTCCAGATCCCGAGCACGGTGAAAGCGCTGTAATCGTTTTCCTGCTTTTCGCCGAACGCCGGGTCCAGCGAGCCCAGGATCAGGTCCATGTCAGGGTATTGCGATTCGTTGCGCCCATAGGTCACCGCGATCCCGCGATGCCATAGCTCCCAGCCGGTGTACGGAAACACCCCGCCGCCCCGAGGCGAAGGCCGCTGCTGATACTGCCCCGCGTAAGCCCACCGATCCATGTCCCGCTTAAGGTTCTCGACCTCCTGCCGGCCCCAGCGCTGCGGGAACAACAACTCGCCCTCCGAGCGCCGCCAGTCCGAAAACCCGATCGACGTCTCGCAATGGCGCCCGCTCTCGTATTCCATCGGAAGCACAAGCTGCACATAGTCCGGCATAAATTCTTGGATCACCCCGCTGATGTCCGCCTCGTGCAGCCGCTGCATCACCACAACGATCGCGCTCTTCGCCTGATCGTTGAGCCGATTCACCGCGCTCTCCCGAAACCGCCGCGTCGCCTTCTCCCGGTCGTTCGGGCTCTCCGCCTTCTCCACACTGTGCGGGTCATCCAGAATCAATCGATCGCCGCGCCTGGATGTCAGACTGGAAAACGCAACCCCGTCCCGCGTCCCCGTCAAAGTGTTCTCAAAACTCAGCTCGCCACCCCGCGTCAGCTCCACATGCGGCCAGTGCCGCTGATACCAATCACTGGTGACGAGGAGCCGCATCTTGCGAACGTCCCGAACACACGCGCTCTCCGCAAACGACGAACTGATGTATCGATAGCTGGTAAGACCCCTCGGCCCCCATTCCCACGCCGGCCAAAACACGCTCACCAGCAAACTCTTCGCCGACCCAGGCGGAACATTGATCAGCAGCCGCGTAATCATCCCGGCAGTGACAGCTTCAAGGTGCTCGCACACCGCCTCAACCAATGCGCCCTTAACGAACGGCATCCTCGGTTCAAGGATCGGCCACGCCGCCTCAACAAAATCAACCAAACTAGTCCGGCACCGCTCCCGAACCGTCGACACCGACGCCGACGCCTCCATCGACGAGATCCCCAGCTCCCGTCGCATCAGCTCCGCCACCACTGCCTCGTGGCTCGGTAGATTCGACTGTTTCCCCATCAATCAAAACCGGATGTCGCGCCAAGGGCCGCAACGCCCTCTCTAACTCAATCAATTGCGCCACACTCAGCCTTGTCAAATCCGGCCCCGCGTCCGCGTC